AAGTTGAATTTGAACGAAGAATTAGGTAAAAAGAGAGTAGAATTACAAGAAGAAAAGTTAGAACAGGAGAAAAATCGTGCCCCTAAGCAAGAAAGGTAAAAAAATTATGAAATCTATGAAAGATCAGTATGGATCTAAGCGTGGAGAGCAAGTTTTTTACGCATCTATGAACAAAGGCAAGATTAAAGGCGTTGAAAAAAAGAAAAATGGCGGATTAGGAGAAAAATCTGGCCCTCCACCTAAAAAAGGGCCTTCATCACAAGGAATAAGAGTTAAAAAACTATCTGTTGGAGGTGGAGCTGACATGGGCGCAAGTTCTGGAGCACCAGGGCCAGGAGATACAGGCGGTGCGGGAGGATTTGATAAAGACACTAGTCAATTTGGAGAAAGAGGTAGTAGTCCTACTAGTACAGGTGGTGGAGCAACAACTAAAACAACTACTGTAACTGCTAGAAAAGGGCCTACACAAGTTCCTGTAATTGGTCCTGTGAGCTTTGTTGCAAATAAAGTTCTTGAATCTGTGTATCATTCTAAAAATTTAAAAGAACAGAAAAAAGAAGATGTTCTTGGTGGTGAAATGCTAACTCAAGGTAGAAAAACTGCACCAGCTCCTATGGGAGGAGGAGGACGTGATGACGGCGGTCAAAGACCTATTCAACTTGCTCAAACTAAAGTTGCATCAACTAGTACTGTTCCTATTCCATTAATGAAAGTTCAACCTAAAACTTTTGACTTTGAATACAAAGAGGGTGGATTAGTTAGAGGATCTGGTAAAGTATTAAAAGGTAGAGTTAAGAAAGCGAAGATTTACTAATGTGGTTTAGTGCACTTAAATTAGCGGCGAAAGCGGGAGCTCACGTATATCAGAATAGACAAAAAACTAAGATGTTAATGGCAGATGCGCAAATGCGTCACGCTGAGAAGATGGCTAACGGACAAGCGGAGTACCAAGGTAAATTATTAGAGGCAAGACAATCGGACTGGAAGGACGAATTCATTTTACTTTTACTCTCAGCGCCGATAGCATTGTTATCTTGGGCAGTATTCTCAGATGATCCAGCAGCCATGGAAAAAATGCAGTTATTCTTTGAGTATTTCTCACAATTACCATTTTGGTATCAAACAATTTTTGTAGGAGTAATTGCGAGCGTATATGGATTGAAGGCTACAGATTTGATCAAACGTAAGTAATGGATTTTGAAACAATAAAATACATCAAGAAGAAACTTCTAACTCCTAAGCTTGAACGACTTAAAGAGAAGGTTGTAATTGGTGTTGACAACTGGAACGAATATCAATATATAATAGGACAGATCAGATCCATAGAGGATCTGCAACAAGACCTAACGGACTTGTTCAAAAAACAGGAGCTACATGACGATAATAACGCCGAAGGCGCAGGAGACTAAAAATGGAAGTCTTCTTAATGCTTATAAAACTAAGGATGAAGTAGAAAAACTTTACTTACATTCCGATTCCATTGATAAAAAAGCCGTAGAAAAATTACCTCAACCAACTGGATGGAGAATGTTAGTTCTTCCATATTCAGGCCCTAAACAAACTAAGGGTGGGTTAGTGTATTCAGACGTAACTCATGAAAGAATTCAAATGACAACTGTTTGTGCATTGGTTCTTAAAATGGGGCCTCTTTGTTATTCAGACAAAGATAAGTTTGGAGGCAAACCATGGTGTAAAGAAGGTGATTGGATTATCTTCGGTCGATATGCAGGAAGCCGTTTCAAAATTGATGGCGGTGAAGTGCGTATTTTAAACGATGATGAAGTCATCGCTAAAATCAGTAATCCAGAGGATATACTGCACACATACTAAGGAGCTAAGAGATGGTTAAAGATAAATATGGTTTAGATACCAGCGAAGTAGAACTTGACACTTCTGGTGTAGAAGATAGAGAAGTTCAAGTTGAGGAAAAAAAGGTTGAATCAAAAGAACCGATCATTCCAAAATATGAAGTTGAACCAGACGGTACAGCTGTTAATCAACACAAAGACGATCAAGTTGAAGTTGTTCAAGCAGAAGCTACAGAAGAACAACCTAAACAAGAATCAGAAGATAAATCTGATCCTCAAGACTTAAATCAATATTCTGAAAACGTAAAAGGCAGAATAAATGATTTAACTAGAAATTGGAGAGAAGCTCAAAGAAGAGAAAAAGCTGCTCTATCTTATGCGAAGGGTATTCAAAAGAAAATGGATGAACTTCAAAAAAGATTTCCAAAACTTGAAGATAATTATCTTTCTGAATTTGAGAAAAGAATTACTTCAGATTCTGCAGACGCATCAAGAGCTTTACAACAAGCAATTGAATCAGGTGATTCAGGAGCTATTGCAAAAGCAAATGAAAGAATTGTTCAGTTAAGTATTGAAAAAGAAAGACTGGCCAATACTAAATATATGCGTGAACAGGAAGCTGAGAAAATTAAAAATGAACCGCAGGAACCTGAAATTCCTGAAATTCAAGCTTCTCCAAAAGCTAAAGCTTGGGCTGAGAAGAATGAGTGGTTTATGAATGATAATATCATGACTACTGCAGCACTCGAAATTGATAAGCAAATCAAGGGTGAGGGTATTGCGGGAGACACAGATGCATACTATAATGAATTAGATAAACGACTGTCGGAATATTTCCCTCAGAAGTTTGCTAAATCCGAACCTACAGGCACTGTAGTTGAGGAGAAACAGGAGCAAAAGAAACCCGTCCAGACTGTTGCTTCTGCTGTTAGAAACCAAAATGGACGCAGAACTGTGAAACTCACCAAGTCACAGTTGGTAATCGCTAAAAGATTAGGGGTGCCACCTGAAGAATACGCGAAATATGTTAAATAAAGGAGCTAAATATGAGTGATATAAAAAATAGAGTTTCGCGCGAGTCAGATCAAAGAGTAAAAGATACTCGTAAAAAGGTCTGGTCTCCACCGTCAAGTCTAGATGCGCCTCCGCCACCGAAAGGTTTTGTCCACAGATGGCTGAGAGCTGAATCAATGGGTTATCAAGACACTGGAAACATGTCGAAGAAACTCAGAGAAGGATGGGAGCTTGTTAGAGCTGATCAATTAATTGAACAGATCGGTCCTAATGATTATCCTGTTATCAGCAGTGGAACACACGAAGGCGTAGTTGGGGTTGGTGGCCTATTGTTGGCTAGGATACCAGAAGAGATTGTGGAATCGCGTAAAGAATACTTTAATACCAAGACCAAAGGTCAGATGGACGCGGTAGACCATGATCTAATGAAGGAGCAACGACCAGAGATGCCTATCAATATTGATAGACAATCTCGAGTAACCTTCGGAAGTGGAACTAAAAAATAATTTTTTAGTGACTACCAAGGGGTTATTAAACTAACAACTAACAAACTAACTAAGGAGAACAATTATGGCTAATCAAAGCGGTAATTTTGGTTTAAGACCTTCGAGAATGTTAGGTGGAACACCGTTTAATAACTCACAAAACAGATACAGAATATTAAAGAACTACGGTTCTTCAATATTCCAAGGCGACTTAGTTGCTGCAAGTGACAATGGTACTATCATTGTTGCAGGTGCAACTACTAACCCTGTTGTTGGAGTTTTCAATGGTGTCTTCTATACAGACCCGACGACTCAAAAACCTACGTTCAAAAATTACTATCCTGGTACTGTAAGTGCTAACGATATTATTGCGAACGTAATCGACGACCCAAATGTGGTTTATGAAATTAAGGCAGATGAAACTTTTGCGAATTCTGACTTATTTGCTAACTATAAAATCGCAGTTGGAACTGGCGACACTGCATCAGGCAGTTCAAGAAATGCATTAGATGTATCAACAGCAGACTCTTCGTCTACTTTTGTATTACAGGCTATTGATATTTCTCAAGACCCTGACAACAGTGATCAATCAACATCAAACGTAAACGTACTTGTTAGAATCAACGCTCACCAATACAAAGGTGGAGTTGTAGGTATTAACGGGTAACGGATAAGGAGATAAATAACTATGGCTATATCAAGAGCACAACTAGTTAAAGAACTAGAGCCAGGTCTGAATGCCTTATTCGGCTTGGAATACGATAGATACGAAAACGAACACGCAGAAATCTTTACTACAGAGTCTTCTGACAGAGCTTTTGAAGAAGAAGTAATGTTATCAGGCTTCGGATCTGCACCAACTAAAAACGAAGGTGCAGCAGTGGTATTCGACGATGCAAAAGAAAGTTTCACAGCAAGATATACGCATGAAACTATTGCTTTAGCATTCGCGGTTACTGAAGAAGCTGTTGAAGATAACCTGTACGACAGATTAGCTGCTCGTTACACAAGAGCATTGGCAAGATCAATGGCTAACACTAAACAAGTGAAAGCTGCTGCTGTCTTGAACAATGGTTTCGACACTGCTAATGGTGGTGACGGACAACCTCTATTATCTGATGCACACCCACTAGTAACTGGTGGAACATTCAGAAACGAGTTAGCTACTGCAGCGGACTTATCTGAAACATCATTAGAACAGTCGTTAATTGACATTGCGGCTTTCGTTGATGAAAGAGGATTAAAAATCGCTACTCAAGGTAGAAAGTTGATAATTCCAAAAGAATTACAATTTACTGCTGAGAGAATCTTAAAGTCACCTTTAAGAGTAGGAACTGCAGATAACGATGTGAACGCTATGATGAATATGGGAATGATCCCAGAAGGTTACAGAATCAATCATTTCTTGACTGATACTGATGCTTTCTTCATCATGACTGACGCACCAAACGGTCTAAAACACTTTGTTAGATCGCCGTTAAGAACTGCAATGGAAGGTGATTTTGACACTGGCAACATGAGATTCAAAGCTAGAGAAAGATACAGCTTCGGCTTCTCTGACCCTAGAGGAATCTTTGGTTCACCAGGCGCAGCGTAATTTTTAATTACCTAACTATTTGAAAAGGGGCGGAGTTTACTTCGCCCCTTTTTTTATGTAAAATACAAAGACCTAGAAAAAATTATTTTGTAGACTGACTAGGCAGACGGTATAGAGACTACAAAATATAAACTATACAAAGGAGCTAAAATGGCAAACACAACTTTTTCAGGACCAGTCAGATCGGAAAATGGTTTTCAATCTATAACTAAAAACACATCTACTGGTGCTATCACTACTAATGCAACATACGGTAAAGGTATTACTGGTGGAGTACAACAATTATCAGGTGCAGGTGCAGCTGATACTACAAACGTAATCA